CCCGCGACGATGCGGAGCGCATCAGTGCGGCCGACGTGGACATGGCGGTGGCGCACGCGGTGCATCGCTACAGCCTGGACCGGCCGCGCGAGATGGTGGAGGACGTGGCGACCATCGCGGCCAACCTGCTGCCCCTGCCGACGGCATGGCAGGAGGGGTTCTCGGCGCTGCTGTCGCTGGAGTATCCGGTGGGCAACGTGCCGCCGACGCTGCTGGAGGTGGGCCGGTATCAGCCCTACGTGGATCCGGCGCAGGTGCAGCGCATCATGCTGCTCGATGCGCTGCCGATCGGCGCGACTGTGAGGGCGCGCTTTACGGTCGAGCATGTGGTGGATGTGAGCTCAGACACCATCCCCGCTGCGCGCCGCGAGGTAGTGTGCTGCTGGGCAGCCGCGCTGCTGTGCGAGCAGCTGGCGGCGGCGTACTCCGGCCAGGGGGACAGCACGATCCAGGCGGACAGCGTGGACCACGGCGGGCGCGCGCGCGAGTTTGCAGCCCGTGCAAAGGACTTGCGCAAGCGCTACTATGACGAGCTCGGCCTCGATCCCAAGCGGGGTGTGCCGGCGGGCGTGCAGGTGGACTGGGATCTGTACGACTCGCGCGGGCGGGACCGCATCCATCACCCGAGGCGATATCGCTGATGGCCGCGCCGCAGATCCGTGCGCTGGTGCTGGATACGTCGGAGGCGCAGAGCTACGCGCAGGCGCTGAGGGCCGCGCCGGAGATCGCCATGCAGGAGCTTGGTGCCTCGCTCGAGGAGGCGGCAATGCTCTACACGCGCGAGGTCAAGGAGGCCACGCCGGTGGGGGTGACGGGCCTGCTGCGCGGCTCGGTGGACAGCGTGCGCGACGATGCGCCGTATGACCCGCGGATAAAGGTGTTCTCGCCGCTCAACTACGCGGCGCCGGTGGAGCTAGGGACGCGCCCGCACTACCCGCCCCTGGAGCCTCTGCAGGACTGGGTGCGCAAGCGCCTGGTGGTGGCGGAGGAGGAGGTGGAGGGCGTGGCGCGAGCGATCCAGCGCAAGATCGGTGCGCGCGGCACGCAGCCGCGCGGGATGTTCGGCGAGACGTTCGACCGCCTGCAGGGGCAGATGGCGGAGATCGTGCTCGCGGGCGTGCGCCGCGTGTGGGCGCGCATCGGCAAGGCCTGAGATGGCGAGCCTGTCGGCGATCCGCGCGCAGATCAAGGCGGTGCTCGAGTCCGTGCCGGATGTGGGCATCGTGCACGACTACGAGCGCTTCGCGTCCACGCGCGGGGCGATGGCCGCGCTTTACAAGAGCGGGGACCGCATCAAGGGCTGGTGGTTTGACCGGACGGCGACGCGGGAGGCAGACCTCGACCTTGGCGCGGTGCGCCGTGTGCACACGTGGCGCCTGGTGGGCTACGTGTCGCTGGACGACGCGGACGCGACGGGCAAGACGCTGCAGGACCTGGTGGAGGCAATCGCGGCCGCGTTTCGCGCAGCGCGCACGCTGGGCGGGACGGTGATGGACAGCCGGGACATGGGTTACACCGACGGCCCGGCGGGCGTGCAGGTGGACGCGATCGAGCCGGTGATGTTTGCCGATATCCTGTGCCACCGGGCCACGCTGCGGCTGGTGACCGAGACGATAGAGACCGTGTAAGGAGGACGAGGTGCTCGCGCGCAACAAAATGCTGCTGTACAAGGTGGAGTCCACCAAGGGCACGGACGCCGCGCCGGTGGCGGGCTCGGATCTGATCCTGCCGATGGGCGATCTGCAGATCGCTGTGCAGACCGATCAGGACACGGGCGCGGGCGAGCTCAAGGGGACGTTCGGCCCGGGCGCGTCGGTGACGATAAAGCAAACGCTGTCGCTGGACGTGGAGTCGCGCGTGCGCGGGCTGGGCCAGGGCGCTGCGGCGCGGACGCAGCCGGACGTGCACCCGCTGCTGATGGCCTCGGGCCACGCGGTGACGACGTCCGGCAACGGCACGAGCACGGCGCGCAGCGCGCAGTACAAGCCCACGTCTGTGGTCGCAAATCTCAAGACGGCGACGGCCTATCTGTACGAGGACGGACTGCTCTGGAAGCTGATCGGCGCCGTCAACGACCTGCAGTTCACCGCGAGCATGGATGCGCTCAAGGTGCGCGCCAAGATCCAGAGCAAGTACACGGCGCCGACGACGGCGGCAGTGCCGGCGCTGACGGCGCCGACGGAGCGGCTCTTCCGCATGACTTCGACATTGTGCACGCTGTCGGACGGCGCATCGCTCAACGTCGGGAGCTTTACGTTCGACGCGGGGGTATCTGTGGAGGAGGCCTACGAGACGGGCCTGCACGAGATCCAGGTGGTGGACCGTGATCCGATGATCACGATCGACCCGCGCGCGGTGGCCACCGCGGCGGAGTGGACGGCGCTGTCCAACGCAACCTCGGTGGCGCTCACGGCGACCTTTGTCAACGAGCTCGGCGAGACCCTCGTTTTTTTCGCGCCCAAGGCGGTGCCCAAGGAGATCACGCGGCAGACGCGCGCCGGGCAGATCGTCTCGCAGCGGGTGTACTCGCTCAAGGAGACGACCTGGGATGACCAGTACACGATCACCTGGACGGCGGTGCTCTGATGGCGCTCAAGGTCACCAGGCTCGAGCACACGTGGGAGTACATCCTCAAGGACGATCGCAAGTCCAAAAACCCCACGGTGTTCACACTGCGGCGCCTGAGCTACTACGAGACGGCAACGGTCGCGCCCAAGACCCCGCTTGCTGACGCGCCGAGCAGGGAGGATCTGATGCTCAGCGCGGCGCAGCTGGTGCGCCTGGGGCTGGTCAAGGTCTCGGGTCTGGTGGGCCAGGACGGCGAGACGCTGCCGGACATGACGGGCGACGAGTTCGTCCCGCTGGCACACGTGGATGTGATCGACGAGCTGTCAATGGAGATCGCCAAGGCGGGCCTGCCGAGCGTGGAGACCCGAAAAAACTAGCGCGCGCCGCGCGGGCGTGGGCGCTGGGCAGCAACTGCTCGCAGTGCCCGCGACAGCAGGATTTCCCCGCGCGGTGCACCGAGGCCGAGCCGATCCAATGGCGCGATGATGCTCCTGGCATGGATGGCGAGACCTGCCCCGTGATGCACATGATCGAGTACGAGCACTACCTGGTGGGCTACCGCATGGCGGAGCGCGGCTTTCTGCCCCACGCCGGCGGCTGGGCGGATCAGCCTGCGCACTGGGTGGCGGCCCTCGAGGTGGTGTACGACGCAGTGGAGCAAGCGCGAGCCGAGCTGAGGGCGCGCCAGCAGCAGAGCGAGGAGCTGCACTGATGGCCGTGGGGATGGACGCCGGCGGCGAGTTCATGATGGTGCTGCGCGCGCGCGACGAGGCCACGCGCACGCTGGAGGAGTTTGCCAAGGGTGCAGGCACGTCGCTCGACGCCGCGGCCAAGAACGTCGAGACCAAATCCGAGCAGCTCGCCGGCGGCCTCACGAGGGTGGGCGAGGCGGCGGAAGAGTCTGGCGAAAAGGGCCTGCTCGCGTCGGTGGCCTGGGGCAAGGTGGGCCTGGCCGCGGGCGCCGCGGCCGCTGCGGTGGGCGCGCTGGCGGTGGGCGCGTTCAAGAGCGGCGCGAACACCGCGGACCGACTGGGCAAGCTCGCGGAGCGCACGCAGGTATCGACCGAGGCGCTGTCTGTCCTGGGCCTGATGGCGGACAAGGCCAATGTGCCGATCGAGCGGCTGGCGATCTCCATCGGCCAGATGGAGCGCGCGCTCTACAAGGCAGCGGAGAATCCCAAGGACAAGCTCAACGCGGCGCTGGCGCAGCTTGGACTCACGTCGGCAGAGCTGGTGCGCCTGCAGCCCGAGCAGGCGATGCTGCGCCTGGTGGATGCGCTGGAGAGGATAGAGGACCCGTTCCTGCGGGCCGAGGCCGGGCAGCGCATCTTTGGGCGCTCGTACCAGGATATGCTGCTGACCTTGCAAGGCGGCTCGCAGGCCTTCGCGGACAACGAGGCCAAGGCGCGCGCCTGGGGCATCGTGGTCACGAGCTCCGCAGCCAGCAGCGCAGAGGCGTTCAACGACTCTCTGACGGAGCTCACCAAGCGCCTGTCGGGCATCGGTCTGCAGCTGACCGACAAGCTCGCTGGACCTCTGGCAAAGACGGTGGGGGTGTTCGCCGAGGCGATCGACAAGTCCGGACTGCTCAAGGCGGCGATGGAGGGCCTGCTGCTGACGATGCGCCTGATCGGCACGGGAGCGGTGGCGGTGGGGGCGATCTTCTCCGGCCTGGGCACGACGATAGGCGGCGTGGCTGCGGCCCTGATGGCCGCCCTGTCGAAGGATTTCAAGGGTGCGACGGACATCATGCGCGCACTCAAGGACGAGCTCGCGACGATGTCCAAGGACACGCAGCGGCTGATGAGCGAGCTGTGGGGCCTATCGCAGCAGGCGCCGGCGGGCAAGGCGCGCAAGATGAGCCTGAGCGAAGACGGGGCGGGCGGTTTCCTCAAGACGGCTGGGGGGTACGGCGGGCTGCACACGTACTCGGACATGCTGCCCGGCGCAGCGGCCGTGGAGGACGGCGCGGCGGCCGCAGAGTCCGCGCTGGACGGGCATTTCGTGCGGGTGCAGGAGATGACG